TAAATGATCCTTCAGAATTCCCTTGTCCAAATAGTCCATCATAACTTGAGATAACTCTTTCCCTAAATTCAGCAAAAAAAAAACAGCACCTAAGGCAATAGATAAAGGCATTTCTTTTAGATGCTCATTCATTGTACCATCATATTCCTTTATGTTATATCTTCCTCTGACATTTATATCTACTGGTCTAAATAAAACAGACATAGCCTTATCCATTTGTTGCCAATCTCCTAAGTAGGTATCTAGATCTACAAATTCTCCAAATGTAATCTCATCTAAGTTTGGTATAAACCCATATTGAACTTTATCTAAAGTAAACATCTTAATGAATTTACTATCCTCCTCAAACATGTTGCTTAATGTTAGTGTTATCTCTTGGACATCTTTCCATCTCATCTTAGTAACATATTTAAGTTCTATATTACAGAAGATCTCTATCATTTTCTGTGCTATCATCATCTCATCATTATCTCCATCTTGTATCTTTAGATATTTCTGATACTGTCCTAGAGTTATTTCAGATAAGTTCTCAGGCACTTTAACCTCTATTTCCATACCTATATAATACATTTATCTAAAAGTTTTTAAAAAAAGTTTTCAAGAAGTTTGGTAGTTATATAATAATGTATTATATTTACACTATATGAAAAAAACAAGATTTAGTCTGCATACAGACATAGAAAGTAAAGAGGTTACATTTATGTGCCACTTTAAGCTAGAAGGTGTTATGAACACTAACACTTTACATTCATTTGATTTTATAGAATTAGATGATATGAGTTTCCAAATGGAAATAAACAACCTTGACCACTTCAAAACCATGTGTCAAGTTCAAGGAGTAGCTCAAAAATTTGTAAAAGAATTTATACTAGAGGCAATAAGAGTTGCATCTTTTAGAGGATGGGATGTTGAAATTGATCATGAAAACAATTCATGGCTAAGACTTCCTGATACTATTGAAAGATTAGAAACAAAACATGTATAATTATGAAAATAGATGTCAGATCAAACAGCTCAGTATATATAGAAATCAATGGCTATACTTATTACATTGATGATTCTACAAATGAACAGATTATAGAAAAATATAAAAACTTAGAATTTTAATTATGAAAGAAATAATAAAAGACTTAAAAGAATTAACTCAACATTTTACACTACCTTTATGGTTGGTAACAGTATTACTTTGGATTCTTGTAGTTGGTTTGGTAATCCTTTCCAACTTAATAGATTCAATGTAGTGTTTTTTCATATTGATTAGTTTTAATGGCACATCATGTGTACAGAGGTGGAGGTTCTAGGATCTCCCCTCTTTTTTATTTTATAGCATACCTCCCATAGTTAGGATAGGATAGTTTATGAACTACAGAATATCTTAAGCTGTCACAGAAGTGATTAAACTTATCAACTGGTTTGTTTGTTGGATCTCCATTTCTATCTTCTATGTATTTATAGCTCTCTAATTCTTTGATTGCATTAGTACTGTCCTTTGTGATATGCAGCTTATATCTTCTGATCAGGTCTATTCCATAATTGATCTCATATTTCTTCTTACCTTTTATATTCCATCCCATTCTATGAATCTCCTCTATTGATTTTGGTTCTGAACTATCTGCAAAGATCTCATCCCTTCTATCTAAACCTAGTTTTACAAACTCTAAAGCAAGATCTTGATTAGTTAATCCTTTCTTATACAACAACTCTTTAGAATACATGTTATCACCATCTATGTAAGTAGCACATAAACTAGAAGGATCTGATGCATAGCCAAAATCTAATCCATAAGAAAGTAGTTTAGCTGTTTCAGGAATATCATTACATGTATGGAACTTAAACACTAATGATCTGCTTTGACCTCTTTGTCCTAATCCATAGACTAACCAGTAATCATGATCTGTATCTTTTAATCTTTTAATCTCAGTCTTTAAGTTTTCTGATAAGAATGGATTGTCCATGAATGTTGATATGTGTAGAGTTGCATCATCCCTCTCTAATACTTTATCATAGATCCAATGGAACTGATCATGAGGATTGTAGTCAATTATAATTCTACCATCTGTTCTGAATAGTAATTGATTCCATGCTTCATAATCAATCTCATTAGCTTCATTGATAAATAGGAGATCTCTCTTTCTACCTCTAACCCTAGATCCCATATCTAAGCTGAAGAACTCTATTAGGTTTCCATTTAACCAATACTCATTAGATGTTTTGTTATGATAGATCTCAGAGTATAAATCATTGTTTCTAAGTATCTCTAAAAAATCCCTAATGGTGGAAGATTTCAAACTGGGCATGGTCTTTCTGCAGCAACTTATGACCTTTCCAGTATTCTTATTACAATAGGAGAAGATAATCCATAATAAAGTATTGTAAGTTTTACCTGATCTAGAGCCTCCTTGTAAGCATGTTATTTTAGATGTATTCTTTTCTAGTAGTTCAAATACAACATTAGTCTGTATCTGTTTCATTCTTCAGTATCTTAACTTCAAATAACTTATCACCTACTGTATCAAGTTCTTGTCTTTCTATATAACCTCTTTTCTTACCTTTAGTTTTTAAGTAGAATAATATCTCTGCTGTCTTACCATCTTTTATGTTAGATAATAACTGATGTTCTGCAAAGTCTAATAGACCTTCTCTTACTTCTTCTATCTTGTTAGAGAACTCTTTATCTTTCATCCAATCATAGTATGTCTGTCTGCTAATCTGAGCAGCTTCACATGCCTTACTTACATTCCCTAATTTGGATGCAAACACTTCTAAGAATTTCCCTTTATCCTTTGCCATTTCCTTTTTTGTCTATTTTATGTCAAGTTTGTAAACTTTCCTCTCTCATTTGTATAAGTGATTCTTCATACATTTCTTTAACAGTTGTTGATAACTTTAAAAGATTTTGCTCAGATAAATACTTCAACTTAGGTTTAATGAACTCAATTCTAGTCATAGCAACATCATCTTCTAGATCAACAATAATTGCATGAAACCATTGCTCTAAGTTTTTATTGTATGTCTTATACACTTCAAAAGACTTTAAGCTATGAATTACACTAGCATGAGTTATATAGTATCCATATTCCTCTCCTATCTCCATTATCTCTCTTAGGTTAAACCTATAGAACTTTCTTAATATAGTATAGAATAGAGATCTTATTTCTACTGTTTCCCTTCTTCTAGTGTTTTCAAATATGCTTAATTGTGATAGAGCTTCTATTTCATCTATCAGGTTTCTAATCCTACTTCTTGTTCTTATCATTTTTTTTGTGTTTATTTCTGTATTCTTTATTGTTATGCATACCTGCATGTCTTGCTTTTTTAATCCTATCTGCTTTAGGCATATCCATAAGGTTTTGACTTTGTGTACCTATTTCAATATTATCCCAGGAATCATCTCCTCTATCACTATTTAAATGCCTCACTACAATTCCTTCTGCATATATTAAATAATCAAACTTTTGAAATGCTTGTAGTCTTGACCATTTAAACTTTAGGTGTTTCTTAGGATTTTCAGGATTTCTAAACTGAAACATATTATAGCCATTCTTTTTCCATCCTTTTACTGGAATTCCATTCCTGCCTAACAACTTACCATCTTTAGTCATTCTGTAACCTAATTCATATGCTAGTATTTCATTTTTGTTCATTATCTATTTTAGTTTGTAATGCAGCTAAAGCTCTCCATGCTACTTTTGCTAAATGTGATACTCCATCATCATCATCTTCCTTTGCTTGTATTAGATGTCTAGTTAAAGCATCCAGGTGATCCATACTCTTACTCTTATCCCAATGTAATGGTTTGCCTTTGTGGTGTTGGTCATTTCCAATCTTACTCACTCTTGATACTTCCATTAATGCATCAGGAAAGTAATTTATAACTCCAGTCCAAACTGGATAATCTTTTCTACTCATAATTCCTCATTCTATTTTTATTCTTTTCTAATGGTCTTAGATTAGTAAAGTGATTTATCAACTCAAAGTCCTGAACATCTCTAACTCTAAACAATTCAATCTCATGATCAAGTTCCCAGTATATTCCATAATTATCCCAATTCATATTATCATCAAACTTACTCTCTATATACTTTCCTAAATACTCTCTAGAACATCCTAGTATTTCCTTATAGCTCTTTCTTACTTCTAAACCTTTTCTTTTCTTAAACTTAGATGATCTAGCCATTAGATTCTTGTACATTCTTTTCATTGGATCTCTCCTTTGTTTTTGCACAAACTCTCTATTGTATTTCCTGACATGATCTCTATTATTATTAGTCCATGTCTTATTGTAATTTCTTTTACAATCTTTACACCTATTATCTAATCCATCTTTGCTGCTTGTTTTATTATGAAACTCTGATCTTGGTTTCTCTATATCACATCTGCAACAAACTTTCATCATCATCTATCCTGCCTTTCCAGTAAATATAAAAAATAAAAAGTTAATTATCAAGATAATCCATAAAGTGCAAAAAGGTAATCCATAACAGATATACTTCTTGAGTCTTTTTTGAAAAGCAATATCAGCTTTTGTAGTTCTTAAATAATATCTCAGATCTTGTTTTGGTATGTAATGTCTCATAGTTCTATGTTTAAATAATACTGATCTAAATCTGCTTCAGTCATAAACCATTCCTCATAAATCTCTAAAGCTCTTTGTACTTTTGCAGCACCTCTTAAGTAGAACTCCTCAGTAACCTGAGCATATCCTATATCAAGTGATCCTTTATCTATAATAATAAATCCTATATTTTCAGGTAGAATATCAAAGCACCTAGAATAAATAAAAGCCTGAGCATCATATCCATATTTATCTGCTGAATACTTCCAACCCTCTATTGAGCTTGTGCTTTTCAGATCATACATTGTTGAGTTGTTTCCTAATATATCACTTTTTGCTCTAAATGGGAAATCAATTCCTGACTTTGATCTTATTGTATCTACTTGTGCTACTTCAAAATCTGAGTCATTTAGTTTCTCTAATACCATTTCATTTCTCAGTAATGCATCAGCTAATCTTTCAGCATCATGTTTCTCTTTCATAGTAAACACCTTGCCATGTTTTGCTAATGCCTCTTTATATTTCTTTGTATTCTTTGATTGCACATCTACAAAAATCTGCTCCTCAAATACATGAGGCTCTAGAACACAAGTGTGAACCAACCATCCATCTCTTAATGCTTGAGAACTTGGTGAACCATACTCCATAATATGCTTATATGTTTTTGGTGATGATAGTAAATTTTTACATGCTGAGGAACTCAAGGCAAATTTTGATAAGTAGCCATAATAATAATCATCATCATATGCTTTTGTTACCAGTTCTTCTTGGTCATATGTTTTACCATCTAATAGTGTTATTTTTTTCATTCTTCTAATTTTAATTCTATGTTAATATATAAAGTGTTGTATGCTACATGATAATTTTTTGAAACTACCTGACTATAAATATCCATTGTTTGAAAATTTATCAAT